AATAATCAGATAAATAACTACATAGTTAATTAACAGAGGAAAACATGGAATTTATAGTAGCACTTGCAATAAAATTTTGGCAATGGACTTTAGTGATTGTCTTTATTCTAATAGGTTGGCTTATAAACGTATTAGATAAAAGAAAACCACCTAAAGTAGAATTTACATATGCAGAATTTCCACAAATGCAACCAATTAAAATAGAAACAAAAGACATAGGATTTTTTAAAGGTATATTAATGTGGATACTATCAACAAGAAACTGGACTGTCACAAAAGATTGGACCTACAACATAAACGGAACTGATTACGTAATACCTGCAGGATTTACATTTGATGGTGCAAGTATTCCGAAGTTTCTAAGAACTTTTTTCTCTCCAGTTGGAGTATTATTAATGGGTGGACTTGTACACGACTACGGTTACAAGTATCAAACACTACTTCTTAAAAATAAAAAAGAAACTATTGGCATTAAAGATCAAAAATGGATGGATAAAACATTTAGAGATATTAACATTTTTGTTAATGGGTTTTATACTATGAACTACTTGTCATATTGGTCATTGAGACTAGGCGGTTGGTTTGCATGGAACGGACATAGAAAAAGAAATGCCAAGATTGAAGGTATAAAATAATTATGGCTGATTTAAACGAAGATATGTTAGTTTCTAAAGATAAAATTAAAGTTAAAAGAACTACTGAAGAATATGAACTTGCTAAAACTGATCTTGTTCCTGATACAGGTGACGACGCACCTACATGGTATAATAAATTAGCAGGACTATTAGATAAGTTTAGAGTTATTCCTAGAATGGTGATGTTAGCTTATATTTTTGCTTTTTACAAATCAGTAACTTGGTTTATGCAGTTACCTGATCCTACAAATTCACAAGCCATGTACATATCAACTATCGTTGGTGCTGGCGCGGCATTCTTTGGTTTATACGTTGGTAAGCCTGGAACATCACTTCCAAAAAACAAAAAATAATCAAAAAACATTATCAAAAACTACTTAAATACAAATACAACTTGACTTTTTGGTAAAAAGTTGTTATATTATTATTATGGCAGATTACTATGATATATTAGGTGTCAAAAGAGGGGCTTCTGTAGACGATTTAAAAAAAGCATACAAAAAGAAAGCTATGAAACACCACCCAGACAGAGGTGGAGACGAACAGAAGTTTCAGAAAATTAACGAAGCATACGACACCCTTAAAGATCCTCAAAAAAGAACTATGTATGATCAGTTCGGCGATTCTAGTGGCGGACAACAAGGTTATACAAGAACCTATACAGGTGGTGACTTCGGTGGATTCCCTCATGATATCGGTGATGTGATACACGAATTCTTTGGAGGAGGTCCTAGTCCTTTTGGACGAAGACAAAGAATGCGAAATAAAGATATATCAATTCAAACTACAATAGATTTAGAAGATGTAATGAGTGGTAAATCTTTAATTGCAACTTATAGATTGTCTAATGGAAGACAACAAAGTGTAAATCTTGAATTACCTGCTGGAATAGAATCTAATACTACAATAAAATTTAACGCCTTAGGTGATAATTCTATATCAGGTATACAAAGAGGAGATTTAATGGTTAGAATTAGAGTAACTCCTCATAGAAAATGGCATAGGGATGGTGCAAATTTACATTGTGTAGAAAAAGTAAGTGTATTTGATTTATTATTAGGAACTAAAAAAGAAATAAGAACAATAGATGATAAAAACTTATCTATTACAATTCCTAAAGGTTGTCAACCAGGTACAGTATTAAGTATTAGTGAACAAGGCTTACCTAAATTACACGGAAGAAATAGAGGTAATATCTATATGACCGTACAAGCAGAAATACCTACAATAAACGATCCGGAAATGTTAAAACTTTTACAAAGATTAAAATATGGAACTAATTAAATATCCTAACGAATTTTTAGACAAAAAAGTTAAGCCCTTTGACTGGCAAAATTTAGATTCTGAAAAAATAGAACAAGAAATGATATCTATTATGACAAATAGTGACGGTATAGGTTTGGCGGCGAATCAAGTTAGTTTAGATGCAAGGATTTTTACAATATTTCCAAAATATACTAAAGGAATTACTAAACCTTTTGCTGTAATTGATCCTACAATTGAGCAAATAAGTCTTAATAAAGTTGAAGATGTTGAAGGTTGTTTAAGTTTTCCAAAGTTATGGATTAAAGTTCGAAGACCAGAAAAGGCTACCGTTAAATTCCTTGACAGCAAACAAAAAGAGTGTATAATGGAGTTTAGTGGTTATGATGCAAGATGTTTTTTGCATGAATACGACCATTTGGAGGGTATAACGTTCGTTAATCCTGCAAGAGTCAGTAAATTAAGATTAGATATGGCTTTAAAAAAGCAACAAAAGGCATTAAAGGAAGAAAATGGTAGAACCTAGTCAGGAGTTACAATTAGTTTTTGATAAAGCAGTAGTCGATGCTAAAAAGTTAAAGCACGAATACGTAACTGTAGAGCATTTGCTATTTGCAATGCTATGCACTGATAAATTTTCAAATATGATTAAAGGCTTCGGTGCTGATGTAGAAGATTTAAAAACAGAGGTAGAAGAATACCTTAAAACTAAATTAAAAACTATAACACTCCTTAATGTTACAAAATATAAACCTAAAAAAACAACAAGCGTAGAAAGAATCTTAAACAGAGCATTTACACAGGTGTTGTTTAGTGGTAGAAGTCATATTGATATTACAGATGTATTTTTAAGCATGATGAGTGAAAAGAAAAGCTGGGCTTATTACTTTATAATGAAGACTGAAATAAGCAAAGACAAGTTTCAAGAGTATATCCATGCAGAAATGGAAACTTTATATGAAGATGAAGTGGATCAATCCGCGGCAAAAAGAGCATTAGGTCTTTATACAACAAATTTAAACAGTGAAGTTAAAAAGAAAAGAATAGATCCAGTTATAGGAAGGGTAGAAGAATTAAATTCCATAGCATTAGCATTAGGAAGAAGACAAAAAAACAATGTAATACTAGTAGGAGACCCTGGAGTAGGTAAAACTGCTATTGCAGAAGGACTAGCATTTAATATTGAAAAAGGAACTTGCCCTGATTTTTTAAAAGATTACAAAATATATAATTTAGATATTGGTGGAATGTTAGCTGGTTCTAAATATAGAGGAGATTTTGAAGAAAGATTTAAACTTGTATTATCTGCACTAAAAAAGAAAGGCAAAACCATTTGTTTTATAGATGAAGCACACAATATTAGTGGAGCAGGCGCAGGTGGAACTACAAATAGTAATGATTTAGCTAATTTATTAAAACCAGTATTAACTAAAGGTGACCTTAAAGTTGTAGCATCTACTACTTGGGAAGAATATAGAAAATATTTTGAAAAAGATAGAGCATTAATGAGAAGATTTCAAAGAATATCTGTAGATGAACCCGATAAACCAACTACAGTTAAAATATTACACGGACTTAGAAAGTATTATGAAGACTTTCACAATATTGCAATAACGGATCAAGCAATTAATGAAGCAGTTAAGACTAGTGTTAAGTATCAAAGCGATAAAAAATTACCTGATAAGGCAATTGATCTAATAGATTTAGCTTGTAGTAGATTTAATCTTAAAGATCCTACTACTGAAAAAGTAATAGGAGCAGAAGAAATTCAATTTGAAATAGCAAAAGCTGTTAAAATGCCAGTTGAAAACATTCAACAAAAAGAATCTTCAGCTCTTAATAACTTAGATAGAAATATGAAAAGCGGTGTATTCGGACAAGACAAAGCCATAGAAGCAATTATTGATAAAATTATGGTAGCACACGCAGGATTAAAAAGAGATAATAAACCAATTGGATCATTTGTGTTTATGGGCCCAACTGGTTGTGGTAAAACAGAAACAGCAAAACAACTTTCAACTCATTTAGGTGTAAAATTAGTTAGATTTGATATGTCAGAATATCAAGAAAAACACGCAGTTGCAAAATTAATTGGATCACCTCCGGGTTATGTAGGATTTGAAGAAAATACAGGATTGCTTATTACAAAATTACAAGAACATCCTAATTGTGTATTACTATTAGACGAAATAGAAAAAGCACACCCTGATGTAAGTCAAATATTACTTCAAATAATGGATGAAGGAACTATTATGGGTAACAATGGTAAAGAAGCAGACTGTAAAAATATTACATTAATTTTAACTACTAATTTAGGTGCAGATCAACTAGATAAAAATATTATGGGATTCGGTGGCGATGGAGCAACCAACGATTATGACGATAAAGAAATGAAAAAATTCTTCCCACCAGAATTTAGAAACAGATTAGATGGTACTATTGTATTCAAGAAACTATCTAAAGAAATACTAATAAAAATTGTTGGTAAATTTATGCTAGAACTTAAAATGTTACTAAAAGACAAAAATACAGTATTAGAATTAAGTGATGAAGCTATAGACTGGCTAGTAGAAAAAGGGCATGACGATAAAATGGGTGCTAGACCTATGCAAAGACTCATAGATGATAGAATTAAAAGGCCTCTGTCCAAAGAATTGCTATTTGGTAAGTTAAAAAATGGTGGTAAAGCTAAAATAGACGCCAAAGACAAAGAAATTACAATAACCTACGAAGAAGCTGTTAAACTCATCAAGAGTTAGCCTTGCACCTTAGGACAGGCATATAGGATAAATATCAGTATGTCAGCTATTAGCGAAACAATAATGTCAGCAACTTCCCACCCGGGAGATAGTACAGTTGAGACTGTAGAAGGTACTGCCTATAAAGGTGATGGGTATTACAGCAGAGCAGATGGGTTTCATACCACTCAAATCAACGTTGCGGGCTTTATAGGTACTATTAAATTACAAGCCACGTTAGCAACTACGCCTTTAGCTAGTGATTGGTTTGATATTAGTAGTGTTACTCATACTAGTACTGCAACTGGAACAGCAGAAGCAGATGGTTCAAAATTATTTAATTTTACAGGCAATTTTGTTTGGGTAAGAACACACGTGGTATATACTGATGGAACAATTAATTCCGTATTATTAAACCATTAAGGAGAATTATGAAGATTAACGAATTTACAGATTATCAAATGCCAATAGAGTTGGATTATAACATAATGGATGATATTCATTATTTTATGATTAATGATCCAAACTTTTATAGAAAACAATATTTTCCTACTGTAGATAAAGCTAAACAAACAGGTGATAGTTCAACTATAAGACCTTTAATAGATGCGGCGATTAATCAATATTTTAAACAATTTGATGTAAAGGCCAGACCTGACAGAGTTATTAAGGATGAAGACAAAGAATCTTTACAACAAAGAATTATTGACACAGAAGCAGAGCAAGATGATGTTGATAAAGAGACCGAGAATGCATAATGAGATCAAAGGAGTTTACCGAAGCTATTAACAAACCTGCATCATTTGCCTTTGGTCGATTTAATCCACCTACTGTTGGTCATCAAAAATTAATAAACACAATCCAATCACAACCTGGCGATCATTTTTTATTTTTAACACATACTCAAAAAGCGAGAACAGATCCTTTAGGATTTGCTGAAAAACTGTTCTTTGCTCAACAAATGTTTAAAGGTATTAAAGTTGGAGACCCAAATGTTAGAACAATTATTCAAGCTATGCAAAAATTAGAGTCAATGGGTTATACAGATATTACCTATGTTGCAGGAAGTGACAGAGTTAAACAGTTTAGTGAACTATTAAACAAATATAATGGATCAGAATATCAGTTTGATAACATTAATACTATAAATGCAGGCACAAGAGATCCTGATTCAGACGGTGTAGAAGGTATAAGTGGTAGTAGAGTACGTGATATGGCTTCTAGAGGGGACGAAATTAACTTTTTAAGGGCAATTCCAGGCGATAGAAAGCTGGCTAAAATGCTGTACAATAAATTGAGATCTAAATTAAATGTGCCAGCATAATAATAAATATGTTATATATGGAAATAGCGACATTAAAAAAACTAGCAGGAATAACAGATTCTGAACCAAAAGAAACAGAATATAATATGACTCATACTGCACAGGCAATTAAAGATAGAGAAAAAGCATTAGGATTAAGACCCGGTGATCCAGGATGGTTTAAATTATGGTTTAGTAGACCGCTTATGCAAAGAACTACAGGGTTAAGAGGTAGAAAAAGATAATGAATTTACGTGATCTTAATAAATCAATTAGATTTAACAAACTTGCCGAATTTAGGCAAATGGATGATCCACGAGATGAAAAGCATTATAGAGAATTAATGAAACATCTTCACGCTATGGACTTAGATCCTGTAAACAGAACCGATCCTGAACTTATGGCAGAAATCCGAAGAAGAAGATTAGAATTAAGAAACTGGGCAGAAAAAAATATAAAAAGAGAAGATGATGACGGTAGAGCTCAACAGGCATACAAATTAGCAAGAGATCAACAAGTTGATTATGCCAATATAACGTTTCGTGGTAAAGAAATAGATCATAATAGCATAGACTATGAAATGCAGGATTTTAGTGATATGATTTTTCAATTACTTGGAGCAAAATATATAGATGGCACACCTTTAACTGATGAAGAATTAGAAGAATTTGAAAAAACAGATGAACTTCTTGATTGGATTGCAGAGGATTATGCAACACAAGGAGAATCAACTAAAGAAGATAGCAAAGAAAACTTTTCTTTTGGTCAAATAGCAAAAGCAAAAGCATATGCTAAATTATATATAGATAATTATACAACCGCTGTAAAAAATATTGAAAAAATTGCAAAAGGATTATCAAGCCATCCAGATGTTGCTGATGCATTAAGAAAAGCAAACGAAGATCATGAACCTAGTTTATCAGATTTTACAGATCCAGGTACACCAGAAGAATTAGCTAAAGAAATTTATTTTAGAGGGTCTGGCGCAAAAGAATATCAAGCACAATATAAAACTTGGCAAGAATTTATGAATTCAGAAGACTTTGAAATGGAAGTTGATAGATTAAGAAGTAAATTTGAAGATAACAAAGATACAAAAAAACAATCTAGCGATGAATTAATGAAACAATTTCTTGCTAAAGGTGGTAAAGTACAAAAAGTACCTACAGGACAAACTGCATATAAAGGAAAACAATTAAAACCAGCCTTTAAAAAAGATCCAGCTTTAAAAAACACACCTATTACAAGTCCAGGAAGTGATGAATCAGTCAAAGAAGATAAGGAAGCAACTTTATTAGGCAAAGCTGAGGCTTCTTTAATGCACGGATTAGAAATGGCCCAGGCTGTACTTAAAAAAGATTATGGCCTTGCAGAAGTTCAGGCTAAAGTTATTTCAGAAAATTGGCCACCTTTAATTGATTCAATTAAAAATGTATATAAAACTAATTCTGCAAAAGAAGATTTAGCTTCAATACTAAATTTTGATAAAAAAGATTATGGATTGAAAGAAAGAATGCCAGCATCAATTATTAAGCACAAACAAAAACTTGCTATGATGACTGATAAAGAATTAGCAGACAGATTTAAAGATAAAGATGAAAAAACATTACGTCAAATAGCTTGGAGACATGGTTACGGTAACATGAGTTCACATTATTGGGATAGAGTACAAGCTGGCAGACAAGAAACAACTGAAAATGTAGATCATCTAGGATTAGCAATTAAAAAAGAAGACAGTAAAGTAAAAGAAGAAGCACCATTTGGAACAGGAATGGATTTAGTTAGAATGGCTGTAATGAGAAAATTTTTATCAGCAGAAGAATATGTAAATTTTGCAAAAGAATTAAAGGCGGCAGGTGAAGAAGTTGCTAATGGTCCACATTATGCAGATTGGCCAGATGGGGAAGGCTTTGGATCTTCTGATGGAAACTTTGCAATTAGAGATTTAATGAGTACAGCAGGATACGAATTTGATGACAAAGATACAAGTGGTAGATTTGTTGTAACTAAAATGCCAGAGAAGTTAGCAAAAATGGGTATAACAAATGTAAGAATGAAACAACCAGAGTTACCTGTTGCAAAAGAACAAGATAGTGATGGTATGCAACCAGCTGACTTAAAAAGATTAGGTCAATCAGTACCTAAAATATATGTTCATAAAAATGGTAAAACAATTTTAATTCCTAAAAGTAAACATAACGAGTTTCTTGCTAAAGGGTGGAAAAAATCGGCATTGAGGGCAGAATAATGCGATCTAAAGATTTTTTCACTTCCGAAAAAAAATTATCTAAAAAACAAAAATCTAAAAAAGAAAAATATGTCAAAGGCATGAAGAAAGGTGCCAAAGATTTTAAAGCAAGATATGGCAAAGATTACAAATCTGTAATGTATGCTACTGCTACAAAAATGGCTAAAGAAAACACAAATGAAAGTCCTATAGAACAAGATAGAGATAATCCTATTGCAAAACCATATGTAGATACACCAGAATGGAAAACTCTACACGATATGGATGATAAAATTATTGACGCATACATCAAACATAAAGATTTTAAAGAAGAATCAATTACTGAACATAGAGGATTAATTGGAACTTATGCTAGAGAAATAGCAACAGGCAAACTTGTAAGAATAGTTGACTATACAGATGATGATGAAGGCATTTACACAATATCTTACGGAGATGGTAAAGGTGAAACAGATGTAGTAGCGAAAGATTTAAAATTTATGGACCCTACTTCTTATTGGTCCGATGAAGATGAAAATTTAGATGAAGGTGTAAAAGAATATCTAAGAAAGTTAGCGGCGGCTGGAATAATTATAGGAACTTTAGCAGGTGTTGGTTCAATTAATGACGCATTAAACAATAGTGTTGATGTTGTAAAAGCAATGAACTCTGCATTAGAAATTGCACAAGAACAAGGTGACAATGAAAAAGCTAACGAAATTACACAAGATATAAAAGGCGTAAAATTAAGACTTGATATAGGTAAAGATTTAAATCAAGTAAAATATATGCAAAAGAAATATGAAAAATTTATGCCTGACAATGAAAGTGCTATGAAAGAAGGGGCAAGTTTAAATCCATATTTTTTAACTAAAAAAGAATTTAATGGTAAAATGCAAGACGTTTGGGAATTCCCAGATGGCATGGGGGATGAAGATGAAAGTCCTTATCTTTCAAACTTTTCAATGAGAGATGTATTAAATTCATTAGGTATGGACCCTAATTTTGAAGACGCAGGACCAATGCCTATAGATAAATTTATTAATATTACAACTCAATGGTTAAAGAAACACATTAATAAACCATCTGGAGAAGTACCTACAACAGTTGATAAATCCGGAGGTGGAGCAACTATGATAGGTGGAGGTAAACCAGAAGGTTGGGATAATAGATTAATAATGCAATTCAATCAATTTGCACGTCATATTAAACAAAAGTTTCCTAAAGTTACTCATATAGGAATTGCATAATTCTAATGAAATATTTTGAAGTGGAAGGCGGAGAGCCTGTAAACAAACCAATAGTTTATGTAGATATGGATGGAGTTTTAGCAGACTTCTTTGGTGGCGTAGAAAAATTATATGGTGTTGACCACTGGAAACAATTAGTATCTGATAAAACTAAAGATCTTAAACAAGAAGTTATTACTAGAATAACAGGCACAGATTTCTTTAAAACATTACCCAAATTTCCTACTGCTGATAATTTAATTGCAACTGTTAAAGAATTTACAGGTGGTACATTTTCTATATTATCATCTCCATTAAGAGGTGACCATGAAAATTCAGCAAATGGCAAAAGATTTTGGTTACAACAAAACATAGAAGCACCTAATCAAATTATTATTACTGGGCGTAAAGAATCATATGCAAAAGATAAGAGAACAGGAGTATCTAACATACTAATTGACGATAGACCAAAAAATTTAAACCGTTGGAAAGCATCGGGTGGTTATGGAATTTTATATCAGGCCAACAGGAATCCTATAAGTAAAGTAAAAACGGAGTTAGAACAATATGGGCAAGTTCATAGCAATCAATAGAGCTTACACGGCAGGCAAAACAGAAAAAAGCCCTCTAGAAAAACAAAAAGAACTTGATGATATGATGCAAAAGTTTCTTGCTAAAGGTGGTAAAGTACAAAAAGTACCTTATAAAGTAACTAAAGATCAATTAAAAAGAGGTAAATTATAATGAAAATATTTGAAATTGTAGCATTACCTTTAGAAGAGTCCAGAACAAAAATTGTTCAACTTATAAAGAATAAAAAAGAAGAAGGTGTAGGCATTATTACTAAACAAAACACTACAGTAGACGTTAAGCCCGGAGATGAGTTCAAAAACGTTAAAAAACTAGGGTTAGGCACTACAATTAAAAAGCTAAGATAATATAAATACAAGTATAACACTAAAGGAGATACACTATGGCGGCGGCAGACGAAACAGCATTAGCAGAAGTAGTAGCAGAAAATAACTGGGCTAAAACTATAGCCGAGAGTGCAGTAACAATAAACACAAATTTCAAGAACGGTAGTATTACCAAAAATGAAATGATTGATCAAGTAAATGCTCTTATCGATGGAGATAAAGAGTATGCACATAGACAATTGGGTGTTAGAACTGCAGAAAAACTACATCAAGCTATTAAAAATATAATCAAAGTAGACTAGTAGTTTCCCCTAGGTTTGTCTTTTCATTTCACAATGAAAATCAACGAAATCAAAAGAAGACACGATCATCATTATGGCATTGACCCTAATGCCAAGACCGTAACCTACCCACACGTAATTGGTAACGTTTACGGTAAAAAGAATTTAAAAGTTCCTCACGCCAAATATAGCATTAGTAAAAGAGCCAAACAAATCTATAAAGGCAAAAATAAATAGTATTATGAAGATTAGAGAAATTTTAAGTACTAGAGTAGATGAATATGCAACAGCAGGAGCAACTTCGGCTGGTAATATTGCCACTGTAAATAATCCACAAGTTGCAATTGGTCCTGATAGATTTAAAAAATCTTATACAGGGTATCCAGGAAAATCAGGATGGAAAGCTCCTAAAGTACCTAAAGTAGCTACACCTAAACACCCAGACGGTAGAGTTAAAGGTGCTCACGAAATGCCTAACGTAAGTTTATTTGGGCAACCTATTAAGCGAGTATAAATACTACTATGAAGCACAAAGAAATCAAAGTTAAAGAAAATTTTGCAGACGAGGCTAAAAAAGCTGAATCAGACCACGAAGTGCAAATGGCACGAGGTGACTTATATAAAGCCGCAAAATGTTCAATTAAACTTCATGACATGATGAAAAGTGTTAGTGAATCTGAAGGACTAGAAGGCTGGATACAAGCAAAAATTACTAAAGCTTCTGATTACTTAACTACTGTATTCAATCATTTTGATTATAAACAAAAATTTAATAATTCAATAAATTACGTAGGTGAAACTAATCCTATGCCTGACATGAACAAATATGGAATATACACTACAAAGAGTAAAGATGGTGATTTCCAAGTATGGCAAGGTGACAAACATTTAGGAACGTTTAAAACAATAGAAGATGTTGATGCGTTTTTACATGACTATTTAGACAAAAAAGAAACAACTAATACACAAGATTCTTACAAAGAAAACCTTTCTACAAAACTTCAAAATAAGTTATCAAAATAAAGTCAATTCCTTAAAATACAATAAATACTCTTATAATTACGTTATGGAAAAATTATTAGAGGAGGTACCGAGGTATGGCTTATTTAATAGCAAACTTACCGCCAGTAGACTGTTATGTTAGAATGGAATATCTCTATGACCTGCAAAAAGATGATAACGGAAAATTATTAGGTCAAGGCAAATATACTCCTGCTGTCTGGATTACTGTAAAAAGTATATCAGGTAAAGCATTATATATAGAATCCTTACTTCCAGAATATGGTGCATTATACGATAAACTACCTCTGAGTGCATACGTTTGGAAAACAGATGCAGATACAAGTAAATTTTTACCTTTAGATCATTTAGAAATTTGGGATTCCTTTTCATATTACATTACAGTTTTAGAAAAAGCAACATTATCAGGACTTCGTTGTTCATTTTTAGGTAAAGACAAAAAAATGCATAGTGGTGAATATATGTTTACAATAGATAGTTGCCATAGCAATGACAATGAACTCAATACAACTTTTTCTGAAATACCTGATGAACACAAATCATTTAATGTAATGAAATTAGATAACGGACAATATGCCGCACAACCAAATAACAGAATGAGATGGTTTGAGCAAAGTTTAGTATCTCATGAAACTAAAACAGCAGATTTTAAAGTTAGCACAAGAGAATATAGTGTAGAAGATAATCCAAAATGGTCAGCCAATTACGGTGATGGCGATACTTGGGCATATGAATTAAAAGAACATAAACCAAAAATTGATAAACCAAATCCTAATAAAGAATAATCAAAAAGAATTCTTGACATTTCAATCAATATTAAGTAAAATAAGTTAAATTTATTGAGGAGAATTATGAGTGAAAGAACTTATGGGCCAGAAGAACAAGCCAAATTAAAAAGAATAGTAGATGAAGGAGCAAACGTTCTTTCAGAAGTAGAAGATTTAAGTGCAGGATTAAAAGACACCGTAAAAGCAGTAGCCGAAGAATTAGAAATCAAACCTGCCCTAATTAATAAGGCAATCAAAATTGCACATAAAGGTGATTGGAGCAAGTATTCAGAAGCTTTTGATAGCTTAGAAAACTTGATAGTAGCAGTTGGCCAAGATAAGTGAAATAACTTGGTGGCTTAAATGGTTAGCCACTGCGACTTTAATTATAGGAACTGCGATTAATTCAGTAGGATATTATCCAGAAGGTCCAATCATTTTAGCTATAGGAGGAGTCCTTTGGCTAACAGTAAGTATAATTTGGAAAGAGCCTGCATTAATAGTGACTAATATTACTTTGGTAACAGTTGCCGCGGTAGGATTAATTTGGACAAACTGGTTAACATAATATGATATATTACATTGACATAGACGGGACCATTTGTTATACTGAAGGTAGCGACTATGATAATAGTAAACCTGATTTAGAAAAAATAAAACAGGTTAATGAATTATATGATAAAGGTCATGAAATTCATTATTGGACTTCCAGAGGAGGAATGTCTGGAAAAAACTGGTATCTATATACAGTAGCTCAACTTAATGAATGGGGTTGTAAATTTACATCAATTAACGTAGGTAAACCAGTTTATGATAAATGGGTTGACGATAAAGCAATAAACGAAAAGGATTTTTTTAATGGCTGATGATTTTGATAATGTAACGGAAGAATGTTTTACTTCCACTAAAAGTTTTTGGAACTTTCCTTGTGCTCATAGACAATATAGACACGATGGAAACTGTCATGTAATTCATGGATACAGCAGAAGTTTTCATTTTGTATTTGGAGTTAAATCATTTACAAAAGAAGGCTTTGCAGTTGACTATGGTGACTTAAAAGAATTAAAAGCACATCTAGAACATATGTACGACCATACTCTAGTACTTGATGAAGAAGATCCATATATGGATAAATTTAGAGAATTAGAAAAAGCAGGAGTATGTAGAATTAGAACTCATCCAATGGGACCTGGTATGGAAGGTACTGCACATTATCTTTGTGATTGGACAGACAAACATTTACGAGAAAAAACAAGAGGACGTGCTTGGGTTATTAGTGTAGAAGCAAGAGAAAATGATAAAAATAGTTCAATCTATACAAATCCAAATGCTGGATTTAAAGGATGGTTATAATATGAATAAAATGTGGCCTTCACCCGGTGAACATAGAATGGTAGCGAATGGTAGTAAATGTATGATACCTAACACAACATTTAAAACTAGAGTAGCAGGTGAGTGGTTAGATGTAACTACAGATGATTTATTTAAAAATAAAAAAGTAGTTATATTTTCGTTACCTGGTGCATTTACCCCAACGTGTTCAAGCACACATTTACCAGGATATGAATTAAAAGCTGACAGTATTAAAGAAACAGGCATAGATGAAGTTTATTGTATATCAGTAAATGATGCATTTGTAATGAATGCTTGGGCAAAAGATTTAAAAGCAGAAAAAATTAAAATGATTCCCGACGGTAATGGAAAATTTACTGAAGGAATGGGTATGTTAATCAACAAAGAACATTTAGGTTTTGGCAAACGAAGCTGGAGATACTCTGCAGTTGTAGACAACGGTGAAGTAATCAAAATGTTTATAGAATCAGGCAAGAATGATATAGGTGAAGACCAAGATCCATTTGAAACATCTGATGTTGATACCATGCTTAAATATCTTAGAACATAACGGAGAAATAAATGAAAATACTTTGTATACTATACGACGATCCAAAAGACGGAATGCCTACAAGCTATCCAGTTAAGGATCTACCAAAATTAGAAAAATATCCAGACGGAATGACACTACCAACACCTAAGGGCAGAGATTTTACGCCAGGTGATTTATTAGGTTGTGTATCTGGAGAGTTAGGATTAAGAAAATTTTTAGAAGATGCTGGACACACATTAGTTGTTACATCTGACAAAGACGGAGAAGGTTGTCAAGCAGACAAAGAATTAGTTGATGCTGACGTTGTTATATCTCAACCGTTTTGGCCATATTACTTGACAAGAGAAAAAATGGAAAGTGCACCAAATTTAAAAATGGCAATTACAGCAGGTATTGGATCTGACCACGTTGATTTACAAGCGGCAATGGATCGTAAAGTTGATGTAGTTGAAGTAACTTATTGTAATTCAAGATCAGTTGCTGAACATATTGTAATGATGATTTTATCTTTAGTTAGAGATTATCATAATCAACACAGAATAGTAAACGAAGGTGGTTGGCATATTGCAGATGCAGTAAAAAGAAGTTATGATGTTGAAGGTATGCACATAGGTACTATTGCGGCAGGACGTATCGGTTATGATATGTTAAGAAAGATGGCACCATTCGATGTACATCTACATTATTTTGACAAACATAGATTATCTGAAGATAAGGAAAAAGAATTAAATTTAACTTATCATGATTCAGTTGAATCTTTAATAGCAGTTTGTGATGTGATTAATATAAGTTGTCCATTACACCCTGAAACAGAACATATGTTTAATGATGATTTAATCAGTAAATGTAAACCTGGTGCGTATATTATTAATACTGCAAGAGGAAAAATATGTGATAAAGATGCTATTGCAAGAGCATTAGAATCTGGACAGTTAAGTGGCTATGCTGGAGACGTTTGGTTTCCACAACCAGCACCTAATGACCATGTTTGGAGAAGTATGCCAAACCATGGTATGACACCACATACATCAGGAACATCACTATCAGCACAAACAAGATATGCTGACGGTGTTAGAGAAATACTAGAATGTTTCTTTGATGGCACACCAATAAGAGATCCGTACTTAATTGTACAAAATGGAGAACTTGCTGGAATGGGTGCTCACTCATATACGAAAGGAACAGCAACTGGTGGATCAGAAGAAGCGGCTAAATTTAAAAAATAAAACAGAATCTAAATGAGACTAGATCAAACTATACATTTAGATTATGCAGATGTTTTGTTAAAACCAAAACGTTCTACGTTATCATCTAGAAAAGAAGTAGATATGACTAGAACATTTACATTTAAAAACTCTAAAGAATCATATACTTGTTGTCCAATTGTAGCATCTAATATGGATGGTGTTGGTACATTTAGTATGGCTAAAGTATTACAGGAATATAAAATGATGACTGTAATAACAAAAACAACAACACCTGAGCAATGGAAAGAAGCAGTTGGACAAGGAATAAAATTAAAATACATTTCTGTATGTACAGGCACAGGAAAACTTTGGGATAAAGACGCAGAAGATTATACTACATTACAAACAGTATTAAAAAGTTTTCCAGATGTTAAGTTTATTACAATTGACGTTGCAAATGGTTATCATGAAAATTATGTAGACTTTGTTAAAAAAGTAAGAGATGAATTTCCAGATAAAACTATAATTGCAGGTAACGTTGTTACTGGTGAAATGGTTGAACAATTAATTATTAGTGGTGCTGACATAGTAAAAATTGGCATTGGTCCTGGTTCAGTATGTACAACAAGAACAATGGCTGGTGTTGGTGTACCTCAATTTTCAGCAGTAGTAGAATGTGCAGATGCGGCGAATGGCGTTGGTGGACATATTATGGCTGACGGTGGATGTAATGAACCTGGTGATGTATCAAAAGCATTAGGTGGTGGAGCACATTTTGTTATGCTAGGTGGTATGTTAGCAGGATTCAACGAATCAGAAGTTGAAGTAAAAGACGGAAAAAGAGAATTTTATGGAATGAGTTCAGACCGGGCAAGAGAAATACACGGCAAAAGAAAAGATGGATATAGAGGCAACGAAGGAAAAAGAATTTTTTTACCAGATAGAGGACCTGTTAAAGAAGCAATAGAAGATATGTTAGGTGGTGTAAGATCCTCTTGTACATATATTGGGGCAAGAAGATTAAAAGATATACCCAAATGTGCAAGTTTTGTTTGTGTAAACCACCAACTCAATAAGGTATATGAAAGTTATGAGAATCATTAAATATTAATATGGCAGAAATAGATACATTAGTAGAACAATTAGGAAAATTAACAGTAGTTGAAGCAGGAGAACTTTCTAAAAAATTAGAAAAGGCTTGGGGACTAAACTTGGATAGCTTAATGAATCAACCAGCTCAAACACAATCCCAAGTTGTTGAAGAATCAGCAACAGCCACAGTTATCTTAACAGGATTTAAAACTGGCAGTAAAATACCTGTACTTAAAAAAGTACGTGAATATTTCGAAGGGATGGGTTTATTAGAAGCCAAGAATTTTATTGAAGATTTACCAAAACCAGTTAAAGAAAACATCGAAAAAGAAGAAGCAGAAAAAGTTCAAAAGGCATTAATAGAAGCAGGCGGAACCGTAGAATTAAAATGAGCAAACTAACTGAGGCAGAAGAACTAGAAAAAACAATAAATGGCACATGGACTATAAAAGAAATTATTGAAGCGATGAACCGCATTCTTGACAAAGATCAATAAACTTGTTATAGTATAGAAAAGGTTTAGTTGGCCAAAAACAACGATTGGTAATATGTCAGCCAAAAATGACATTAGGAGAATAAATGAGTTACATAAATGGTTATTTCGATAGAAGTCAAGATATCATAAGAGTGGTAGAACGAGATAACGGAAATAGAATTTTCAGAGAATATCCAATCAAATATACATTTTACTACGAAGATCCTAGAGGTAAACATAAAAGCGTCGACGGTAAGACGTTAACTAGAATCGTATGTAAAAACACAAAAGATTTCCATAAAGAACTTGCAATCAATAGAAACAAAAAATTATACGAATCTGACATTAATCCTATTTTTCAATGTTTAAGTGAAAATTATATTAATGCTGATGCACCTAAATTAAAAATTGCTTTCTTTGATATAGAGACAGATTTTGATCCTGAAAAAGGTTTTTCTTTACCAAGTGATCCTTTTATGCCAGTAACTGCAATTAGTGTACATTTAAAATGGTTAGATACTCTTGTTACGTTTGCTCTTAAACCTAAAAATATGTCAATGACTAGAGCAAAAGAATCTGTTAAAAATTTTGAAAACGTAACAATTTATGAACATGAATCTCAAGTACTAACTGCATTTTTAGATATTATAGAAGAAGCAGATGTATTAAGTGGATGGAATAGTGAAGGGTATGATCTTCCATATTTAATTAATAGAATATCTAAAACAATGAGTAAAGATGATACAAGACGTTTTTGTTTATGGAAACAATTACCTAAAAAAAGAGAATTTGATAGATTTGGAAGAACACAAGAAACATATGATTTAATCGGACGAGTACATTTAGATAGTTTAGAACTTTATAGAAAATACACATATGAAGAACGACATTCATATAGACTAGATGCAATTGGTGATCACGAACTAGGAGAAACAAAAACTGTATATGAAGGATCGTTAGATCAATTATATAATGATGACTTTGCAAAATTTATTGAGTACAATAGACAAGACGTTGCATTACTAGATAAGTTAGATAAAAAATTTAAATTAATAACTTTAACTAATGAACTTGCACATCAAAATACTGTATTACTTCAAACTACATTAGGAGCAGTTGCAGTAACAGAACAAGCCATTATTAACGAAGCACACAAAAGAGGAGTACAAGTACCTAATAGAATTAAACGTGAACCCAACTCTACTGAATCGGCGGCAGGTGCTTATGTGGCATTTCCTAAAAAAGGATTACATAATTGGATAGGTGCAATGGATATTAAATCACTATATCCATCTGTTATTAGAGCATTGAATATGGGTCCTGAATGTATTGTCGGTCAATTAAAACCTGAATCTACTGATGCTTTTATAGACGAACAAATGTCATTACAAAAAAAATCATTCGCATCAGCATGGGAAGGTCAGTTTGGATCTTTAGAATATGAAGCAGTGATGTCTCAACGAAAAGATTTTAATATTACTGTAGACTGGGAAGACGGCAAAAGCGAAACAATGAGTGGAGCACAAATTTATAAATTGATATTTGATAGTAATGCTTCTTTAATGTTAAGTGCCAATGGTACAATTTTTACTAGTGATTTTACAGGCGTTATACCAGGACTATTAAAAAAATGGTATGCTGAACGACAACATTTACAAGAAATGAAACAAAAAGCCGTAGATGCTAATAACGATGCAGAAATAGGATTCTGGGATAGAAGACAATTAGTGAAAAAAATTAACTTGAATAGTTTATATGGTGCAATATTAAATCCAGGTTGTAGATTTTTTGATAAAAGAATAGGACAATCCACAACATTATCAGGTAGACAAATTACTAAACATATGGCGGCTAAAATTAATGAAGTAACAACAGGAACATATGATCATTTAGGAAAATCAATAATATATGGAGATACTGATTCTGCTTATTTTTCAGCACATCCTATATTAAAAAAAGAAATAGAAACAGGTAAAATACCTTGGAATAAAGAAAGTGTTATCAAATTATATGATAAAGTTGCTGAAGAAGTTAATACTAGTTTTAAAGACTTTATGTTAGAAGCATTTCATTGTCCTAAACATAGAGGAGATGTTATTGAAGCAGGTAAAGAATCTGTTGCAGAAACAGGACTTTTTATTACTAAAAAAAGATATGCAGTATTAAATTATGAAGTAGACGGTATTAGATTAGATGAAAATACGCCTGGTAAAGTAAAAGCAATGGGATTAGATTTAAAAAGATCAGATACTCCTGTGTTTGTACAAAACTTTTTAAGTGAATTATTATTAATGGTATTAACTAAAAAAACAGAAAAAGAAGTTTTAGAAAGAATAACCGAATTTAGAATTAGTTTTAAACAACGACCTGGTTGGGAAAAAGGATCGCCTAAAAGAGTTAACAATCTTGTAGAATATGTAAGAAAAGAAAATAGATATGGAAAAACGAATATGCCAGGTCACGTTAGAGCAAGTATGAACTGGAACAATCTTAAAAGAATGCATAACGACAAGCATTCTATGGAAATAGTAGATGGTATGAAAGTTATTGTATGTAAACTTAAAAAGAATCCATTAGAATATACATCTGTTTCATATCCTACGGATCAACTACGTATTCCAAAATGGTTTAAGGAATTATCTTTTGATGGTGACGCAATGGAATCTACTTTAATTGACAATAAATTAGGAAACTTACTAGGAGAACTAAACTGGGATATTCAATCTACACTACAAGATAATACATTTAGTTCTATGTTTGAATTTGAATAATATGGCTACACACGGAATGATAGATTTGGAAACTTTGGACACTACACCTAGTGCTACGATTCTTACATTAGGAGCAGTTAAGTTTAATCCATATAATACTCAAACACCTCATACTGATTTATATCTTAGAATAGATGTAGATGAACAAACAAAAATAGGAAGAAGTGTAAATGAGAAAACATTAGAATGGTGGGGGCAACAAGATAAAGAAGTTAAAGATGAAGCATTTACAGACGAAGGAAGAATTAATTTAGAAGAAACAACAAGAGTTCTTAACAAATGGTGCGTAGGATTAGATGAACTTTGGTGCCAAGGTCCATTATTTGACTATGCAATATTACAAAATTTATATGCACAATTAGAAAAACCTGTGCCATGGAACTTCTGGCAGATCAGAGATTCTAGAACATTGCAAAATATGTTGCCAAAAGACATGAGAGTAAGCCCTAGAACGGACTTGCATAATGCTTTGGCTGATTGCAAATATCAAGCTAGAGGTGTTCAAAAGGCATATAGATATTTTGGAGTTGAAAGAGGATGAAAAATTTTAACTTGACTTCGAATAAAAACCTAAATATAATAAGGAAACGGAGAAATATATGAAAAGTATCTTACAAGATATTGTTGCTCATACGCATTCATTAGGATTTTTAAGTTTAGTAAAAATCACAAATGAAGAGCAAACAAAAATAGAAAGTATGGCTGAAGATCGTTCAGTTATATTAAGTGCGAGCACCAACGATAAAGTAAATGAATTCGAAGGTGTGTTTGGTATGCCTAATTTAGATAAATTAGCACTCCATTTAAAATGTCCAGAGTATGACAAAAATGCAAAACTCAATGTTGTATCTTCTGTTAGAAATGGAAAAAAGGTTCCAACTAATATTCACTTTGAAAACGAAAAAGGTGATTTTCAAAATGATTATAGATTTATGAGTACTGAAATTATTAACGAGAAATTAAAATCTGTTAAATTTAAAGGTACTGCTTGGGATATAGAGATTGAACCAAGTATAGCATCTATACAAAGATTAAAATTACAGGCGGCGGCACACGTAGAAGAAACTGTATTCACTATTAAAACAGAAAATAAAAATTTAGTATTTTATTTTGGTGATGCGAATTCTCACGCAGGTAATTTTATATTTCAACACGATGTTGGAGAACTAAAAAAAGCATGGAGTTGGCCTATTCAACAAGTTATTAGTATATTAAGTCTTGATGGCAGAATGAAAATGAAAATTTCTGATCAAGGAGCAATGCAAATAACTGTAGATAGTGGTGTTGGTGAATACAATTATATTTTACCAGCTCAAACAAAATAAGGAGTAACACTTGAACACAGACTTAACAAAAGTTCAGAAGGATTGGGCGGTATTCTTGCCAGCGATGAGTAGTTTCTTCGCGAGAGATTTAGGAAAGGCAAAACACGAAGACGATTATATACTTCCTGCAAGAGTTCCTAAAAAGTTTGAACACGGAATCCAAGGATTAAATTATATAGAACCAAAGGATACGTATTTTAACTACAAATGGAATTTATATTCCGCAGGTCACGCCGACTTGAATATGACAAAGTTTAGTGTTAGAGATGATATTGTTAGAAATAGAAATAGAGCTAATAATTGGTTACTAGGAGACTCTGGAGGTTTCCAAATAGGTAAAGGTGTGTGGGAAGGTGATTGGAAAGATCCTAATTGTCCTAAAGCTAGAAAGAAACGTGAACAAGTATTAACGTGGTTGGATGCTAATATGGACTATGGAATGATATTAGATATTCCTGCTTGGGTTTCAAGATCACCCGAAGGTGCTAAAGCTAGTAATATTAATAGCTATCAAGAAGCTGTAAATGGTACAAAAATAAACAATGATTACTTTATGAAAAATAGAAATGGTAATTGTAAGTTTTTAAATGTATTACAAGGTGAAAATTTCCAACAAGCAGACGATTGGTATGAACAAATGAAAGAATATTGTGATCCTAAAAAATATCCTAGTACACATTTTAATGGATGGTCATTTGGTGGTCAAAATATGTGCGATATACATCTTGCATTAAAGAGACTTGTTGCACTACGTTTTGATGGATTGCTTGAAAAAGGTGTTCATGATGTTGTACACTTTTTAGGAACATCTAAACTTGAATGGGCAGTATTATTAACAGATATACAAAGAGCTATAAGAAAATATCACAATCCAAATTTTATGATTACATTTGATTGTGCTTCTCCGTTTTTAGCTTGTGCCAATGGTCAAATTTATATTGACATCGAAATAAAAGATAGAAAAAAATGGGTATACAGAATGCAGGCAAGTGCAGATAATAAAAAATATAAACCAGATCCCAGAACGTTTAGAGATGCTGTACTTGAAGAAAAAATATTTAAAAATTTTAGAGAGAGTCCAATTAGTAAAAGATTAATGCTTGATGATGTATGTTGTTATTCTCCTGGAGAATTAAACAAAATGAAAAATGATCCGAAAACTAGTTGGGATTCATTTAGTTATACTTTACAAATGGCTCACAATGTTTGGATGCATATTACAGCAGTACAAGAAGCCAATGAAGCATATGACAAAGGAATATATCCAGGTATGTTATTACAAGAAAAATTTGATAAAATTTCTTTTAGAGATATTATAGAGGCTATATTTGCAACTAGTAGTAGAGATGAAGCAAACGCAGTTATAGAAGAATTCCAAAGATATTTTATGACAGTAATAGGAACAAGGGGGGCGACTGGCAAGAAAACGGTGAACGCAAGTACACAATTTGCTAATTTATTTGAGGAGGTATAATGGCGAAGAAAGATAAAAAACTTAAAAAGTTAAAATATGAGTTTAATTATTATCAAAGAAAAGTCGAAGAAATGGAAAACGAAAGGGACACAGATAGAAGCTGGGAAAGTAAAGCATTAATAAAAAAGTTTAAAAAAATTAAACTTGCAATAAAAACTGAAATAGGAAACTTTGCAAAGAAAATATTATGAAGAGTTTAATAGTAGGATTAGGTTTTGGTCAATTATATAAACGTGTTTTAGAAAAAATGGGACACAATGTAATTACTGTGGACATTAATTCAAAACATAAACCTATGTTTTTAGAATTAACTACAGCATTAGCAACTCATCCAGAATTTGATACTGCTCACATTTGTACACCTAACAATACACATTATACAATTGCCCAAAAAATTGCACCGCATTGTAAAATGATTTTTATAGAAAAGCCTGGTGTACAAAATGCTCAACAATGGCAAATTTTAGTAAGTTCTAATAAAAATACAAAATTTATTATGACAAAAAATAATATGTGGAGAACTAAATTATGGATAGAAAGTATTGTAGCAAAAACAAACAAAAGTGATGTAGTTCATATAAACTGGCGTAATTATAACTTTATACCTAATCCTGGTGGTTGGTTTACAAATAAGGCTCTTGCATATGGTGGTGTCTCTCGAGATTTATTACCACACTTATTAAGTCTTTTTATTACACTAAATCCCGATACTTATAAAGATTATAAACTTACAAAATTTCATAAAGAACAAAAAAATACTATAAACAGTTTAATTGAAGAAACATATAAAGCAACAGGTGATGACAGAGCAGGAAATTATGGAACTATTAATCCTAATGGAGTATATAATGTAGATGATTTAGTAGAATTAGAATTTAGTAATAATGAAAAAACATTTAAACTTTTAGCAGATTGGAAGGCTAAAGATAAATTACCTACAAATGAATCCAATCAAGAAAATGATGATATTGCATTACATTTTTTTAAAGATAATAAAGAAGTAGAAGAAGTGCAACAATTAGGATTATGTCCTGAAAGTGCATATGAACAAATGATTACAAATTGTATAACTCACAAAGATGATAATGCATTTTGGCAAAAACAATTAGAATATGATTTATGGATACACGAAATAATAACAAATGATGACGAAACTATTATACACTGAAGGTAAAGGTTCATTTAATGAAGGAACTATAGATATTCCTAGCATATCTAATGAACAAATTAAAGTTAAAGCAATATACACAGGAGTATGTAGAAGCGATATAGATATGATGCAAGGAAACTTTGGTCCATTACCTTTAACCATGCAAGGTCATGAAGGATTAGGAAAAGTAATAGAAAAAGGAAAAGATGTATATGATGTAGACATAGGAGACTTTGTAGCAACTAGAGGTGAACCTGCATATGCGGACTTTTATAATTGCGAGGCAGGAACTTATGTTAAAGTACCCGAATGCGATCCTAAATATATTATAGAACCAGTTGCTAGTGGTATAAACATAATCAATTCTTGTAAGATGCCAATTGAAAGAAGAGGTAGAAAACAAGGAGCAAGATTATTAATTATAGGAAGTGGGTTTTTAGCACAGGTTGTATATCATTATCTTTTAAATTTTATGTTAGAAAAAAATATTCATTTTAATATTACAGTATACGGTCATAGTAATAAAGAATTATGGGGCAACAAACTTTCTGATGCAATTGACGGAAAGTTTGATGTTGTAATTGATCTTAATAATAGAAATGAAGCATTTGAAAAAGAAATATTTAATACAGAAGCATTATTAATAATGGGTGCAGAAAAACCTAATAAAGTTACAACAACATTTTCTACAATGCTATGGAATTCAATGACTTTAAAATTTCCTAGTCCACGAGATAGTGGATTTATAGAGTGTATGCATAAAGCAGTAGAATTAATACATTCAGGTAAAATTGATGTATCTTCTTTTTGGACAAAAGGGTACGATAGAAATACTGAATGGAAAGATGCATTTAACGAAGGTCTTAATAGACCAAAAGGATATAGTAGAGGATATATTAAGTGGTAAAAAAATGTTAGACACGAGTAAAAGAAAAGAATCAGTATATTTTACAGGTGAAGAAATAGAACAAACACCTATGATTGGACAGAGAACATTATTTGTTGTTGGAATTAGACCTGCAAAAGAAATAGAAGAATTAGCTAGTAAAAAGGATATAAAACACGTTTACTTTGGTACAAGTCAAAGTTTTAATCCTAGCAGTGAAACAGATTGGAAAGACTGGTATGTTATGATGACAATACTATTAGAAAAAAACTATTGGGTTACATTAGATTTTGATGTCAGTTATTCCAATGACGTAATAGAATCGGGATTAATGGCCTTTGAAAAGTTTATTCCAATGATAAGTGCTAAAATTCCAAACATTGAAAAACTGAATAAAAATGCAGTTTTAAAAATAGATGATACTACGTGGGGTTTAACAAACAAAGGAGTATGGTCCAAAGACCTCAACACTTTAAAAGGCTATATGCAATATACAGAATGGTCAGAATATAAAGACGATACCGTTTTGGACATTGACAATGAAAAATAAAACTGTTATAATGGACAACTCATAAAAAGAAAAGGAACGCAATGAAAAAAATGATTTGGGTAACATTTAGAAAAGAAGGAATACATAAGTATCCTGCGGCTCTAACTGACCCTAAATTAGCAACTGGAGATGAATATGATGTGTCATTTTTGGGACATCCACATAGACATACATTTCATTTTAAAGTAGCTATCGAAGTTTTTCACGATGACAGAGATATCGAATTCATCCAATTTCAAAGATGGATTTTGAGTTTATATAGTCAAGGTACATTACAAAACGACTTTAAAAGTTGTGAAATGATGTCAGATGATTTATATACACAAATTAAAAAAAGATATCCTGGTAGAAATATTGAAATAGATGTTTCTGAAGATGGTGAAAATGGATCACACGCAGTATATGAAAAGGAATAAGAATGACAATTTACATTGTTGATTTGGAAGCCGTTGATACTCGATATACAAAAGAGTGGAAAACGCATCTCCCAGAACAACTAAAAAGACATACTAATAAAGAAGTAGTTAACATAAGTGGAGGCGATACACCTCAAAAAACTACGCCGGGTGCTTTTTTAAACTTTGGTGGAACCAATGTTTATAAGAGTAATCAATTGGCTAAAATTGGAGAAATGTTTTGTGAAGGTAAAATTAAAGATGGAGATTATTTCTTATATACTGACGCTTGGAATCCTACAGTCATACAATTAAAATATATGGCAGAACTATTAGGCGTTAAAATAAAAATAGGTGGTATGTGGCACGCCGGGTCATATGATCCAGCAGACTTTTTAGGTAGATTAATTGGAAAGAAACCTTGGGTAAGATTGGCAGAAGAAAGTATGTATGAAACTTTTGATCATAACTTTTTTGCAACACAATTTCATACAGATATGTTTAGTGATACATTTATTAAAGTAGTTACTAGAAAATTAGAAGCTCAAATGAATCAAAAAATAAAAAGAGTAGGTTGGCCTATGGAATATATGGAACGTAATCTTGCTCAATATAAAAATATGCCAAAGAAAAAACAAATATTATTTCCACATAGACTTGCACCTGAAAAGCAACTAGACATATTTCAAGACCTTAAAGATTCTATTGGAAGCGAATATGATTTTATAATATGTCAGGAACAAACATTGAGTAAAGTAGAATATCATAATTTACTAGGAGAATCTAAATTAATCTTTAGTGCTAACTTACAAGAAACATTAGGTATAAGTTGGTATGAAGGTACACTATTAGATGTTATACCAATGGTGCCAAATAGATTAAGTTATAAAGAAATGGCAATTGAAGAATTTGCTTACCCTAGCGAATGGACAATTGATATGGAACATTATCGTAAACACAAACAAGAAGTAATAGACAAAATACACGACTATATGGAAAATTATTCAAAATATATTCCATTAATATGGAAACAAAGAGAAATATTAAAAAATCAATTTTTCTCTGGTAAAGCATTATACGAGGTAGTAAAATATGGCTAAAGACAAAGTAACACCAGAACAAAAAAATAATTTATTAACAAATGGTCTCTATTTGTTAATGGACGAAATTAATACAGATTCTTGTAGAGCTTGTATTCAATGGATTATGAATTGCAATCTTGCTTCTACTAGATTGCCTAAACTAACTTTAATTATTAATTCACCTGGCGGTGATGTTCATGCCGCATTTGCATTAATAGATACAATCAAAGCTAGTACAATACCTATTAAAACTGTAGGATTAGGATTAATTGCCTCTTCCGGATTTTTAATTTTTATTGCAGGAAAGAAAGGAGAAAGGATACTTACACCTAATACTTCAATATTATCTCATCAATACAGTTGGGGAAGTGATGGCAAAGAACACGAACTATATGCTCGTGTTAAAGAATTTGAGCTATCAACTAAAAGAATGGTAGAACATTACAAAAAATGTATTGGAATGTCTGAGAAAAAAATTAAAGAAGTATTATTACCGCCACAGGACGTTTGGTTATCGGCTGAAGAGGCTAAAAAACTAGCAATCTGTGACAAAATAGAAAAACTTTATTAAGGAGTATTCTTTATGACAAAGAAAACAAAAAAACAAACTAAAACACCAGACTTATCTGGTAAAGCCCAATGGTCTAAAGGGGAAGGACCATATGGAGAATGGCCCGTTTATCCTAGTTCATCTTGGATGCCAAGTGATAGCGGAGTTCCTAGAGATACAGGAACTATAGCAGTTAATTTTGATGACAATGGTGGAGGAATAGATTCGTCTAACACCCCACCCATAACTTATTCTTATGGTCTCGGATCTATATCTGGAGCACCACCTTCTGCAAATGAAGGACTAGAAGTTACATATGGAGGAGGCGGTCCTTTACAAGCACAATTCGAAGCAGATGCAGTATCAGGACAATATGCTTTTGATTATGATTTTGCAGAACCTAAACCTTTTCAAAAATCTATGCCTAGTCTTTCCCAAGTAGAGGAAATGGCTGTAATATATCCTTCATTAAAAATTGCATACGAAAAATTTAAAAACGTTTATAGAATAGTATATGACGATTGGGCGGCAAGGCAAAATAAAGATGATGTTTAAAACTATAGAAACTAAAAAAAGTTACTTTACTATGATTCAAATGAGACATAGTCTTAATATGATTTTGTCTGAAATGTCAGGTATTAATTGGAAACCTCATATTGTTTTAGGAATTAATAGAGGTGGTTGTGTACCAGGCATTTACCTTAGTCATGCTTTAAATGTACCTCACGAAACATTAGACATTAGACTTAGAGATCATAAAAGTAAACCTAGTTTAGCAGTTTTAGAAAAAGCTAACGCTTTTCAAAAAAAAATATTAATTGTAGATGACATTAATGATACTGGAGCAACATTTAATTATATTAAAGATAACTTTGGTGCTCCTGATAATGTAAAATTTGCAAGTATTATACATAATGAACCAAGTAAATTTCAAGAATTACATTTTAAAGGATATACAATTAATAAAGATAAAAATCCAGTATGGATTGTATTTCCTTGGGAAGAATGGGAATGATAAAACCTGACACATTAGATAAAGCTCAAGCAGAAAATAGAGCACCTTGGAAAGATGTAGTTCATGAATTTAAAGATATAGTATGGTATAATGACGGCTATCCAGTAACAGAAGGACATTCTTTAGTTGTGCCTAAAGAAGCAACACAAAATAATATAATAAAATGTTTTGATTTAGCATTAAAAATTGCTAATGACAATGTTGCTAAAGGAGTTATTGACGGTTATAATATTGGAATTAATATAGGAGATAGTGCTGGGCAAACTATAAAATATCCTCACATACATTTAATACCTCGTAAAAATGGAGATACTAAAAATCCTAAAGGAGGAGTAAGAAACGTTATACCCGGAAAAGGAGATTACACAAAGAAAAATGTCTAAAACATTGTTTATGGGCGATAGTCATTTAGCTGGTTATCAAACGATTCCAGGGAAAGTAGGTCCGGGAAGTTATTCACTTTATAATGATAATAACTTTGCTGAACAATATGCTATCTTAAATGATAAAGAAGTAATTGTTTATTGTGTGGCGGGTACTGCCAATATGGTATATCCAGACTGGCTTAAAACTATGTTTCAAAAACATGATGATATAGATGAAGTACACATACTTTTGTCGTCATTTAATAGATTTGTAATTGCATTTAATAAAACAATATTAGAAAAAACAATAAAAGTAGATCATTTTACAAACCTAGCAAAAGAAAAGCCGTTAGTAAAAATATATTCAGATGGTATTGTAGTTAATGATTCTGTCCAATTATTTAATAAACCTATAAAAGATGACTACGAAAAATTTGTAGGTTTTGAATTTTCGCCTGAACAAGGTTTAGTAAAACCAGATTTAAGAAAACAATCATTTATGGAGTGCAAATTATTTTATGATTTAAACACACACATAGAACATAGAAACTTTTATAAAGACATTTATATAATGGATAATATTTGTGCAGATAATAATGCAAAATTATATCTATCTGTAATGAGAACAAGAACTCAACATCCAAGAGATTTTAATTATTATGGAAATTTAAAAGCTACAACAATTGCTACACAAAGCATAGAAGATTATATGAAAGGCCTTTACATAAATCCAGATAAACATTTTTTGGATGACGATGAACATTTTAATACTGAATATCATAAAGCAATAGCGGAGAAATACATTCCATGGATAAAAAAATTTTAATAATAGGAGATAGTTTTGCCTGCCCTTGGCATAAACCTAAATATGATGGGTGGCCGACGTTACTAGGTAAACAATTTCAAATTGATAATTTAGCAGAAGCAGGTGTAGGTCAATACAAAATATTAAAACAATTAAGACAAAAATCTACTTTAGATGCTTTTTGGGTTCAAACATATGGATTAGTAATTGTTTCACATACTAGTCCTAGTAGAATTCATACATCTAAACATCCAGTACATAAAAAAGGATTACATAAAAATTGTGATTTAATTTATAATGACATTATGGACAAAACAGCAATATTTAATTCCAAACTTAAAACTGCTCAAAATTGGTTTAAGCATTTTTATGATGACGATTACCAAAAAGATATTTACGAACTAATACGAAATGAAATAGCAAAATCAATACCAATAACTTCTTTACACTTGGATCATTTTAGTATTAGTAAAGAATTTGCTACCGAAAAAAATAAAATAGACTTTTGCCAAACTTGGATAAAGCATAGAGGGGTAGTAAACCATTATACAAAGGAAGGAAATCAGATTGTCTGTCAAAAAATTATTGACAAAATTGGACAAATCTGTTAATGTAACAATATGAGAACATCCGAAAAGATTAAACAAAGATTAATAGACAAAAAGATACGTTTTTTTGCAAACGACAATATCGCCAAGTATTTGGAGAAAGGTGAATTAAAAGAATTAGAAACAGAAATAGAAGAAGCATTTGAAGAAGTTTTAGAAGCATTAGTAATTGATACTGAAAATGATCACAACACAAAAGAAACTGCAAAACGTGTTGCAAAAATGTATATTAATGAAATATATTCAGGTAGATATAATCCATTACCTAAAATTACATCATTTCCGAATACGGGATATAAAAGTTTATACACTAGTGGTCCAATTAGTGTTAGATCAACCTGTGCTCACCATTTTCAAAACATTGTAGGAAATTGTTGGGTAGGAGTGTTACCTGAAGATGAAGTTATAGGTTTAAGTAAATTTAATAGAATCGTACACCACATTGCAGAGAGACCTCAAATACAAGAAGAAATGACGACACAAATTTCTGAAGCATTAAGAAAATATGCTAAAACACCTAATGTAGCAGTATTAGTTAAAGCAAAACATCATTGTTTAACACAACGTGGTGTAAAAGAATCTGACAATGATATGACTACCGCAATTATGTTAGGCGCTTTTGATACCCATGCACCACTTAAAAAAGAATTTTATGATATCTGCTTTAGTATGAAAGGACATAACAGTTAGGTGAGCAATGGAATCAAACGAATTAAGAGTTACTGAAGCATTTATATCAGTACAAGGTGAGGGTAGATTTGTAGGAGTACCTAGTGTATTTTTACGATTGTTTGGCTGTAATTTTAAATGTCGAGGCTTTGGAATGCCAAAAGGCGAATTAGCTGACGATTATTTAAAAGTAAACGCAGATGATCCAAAGTATAAAAAACTTAAGGATTTACCTTTAGTGCATAGAGGTTGTGATAGTTATGCATCATGGGACGCAAGATTTAAAAAGTTCACTAAAGATTATACTATCGACGAATTAGTTGAAAAGTTATTATCTTTAACACCGGAAGGTAAGTGGACTTGTAATAACGGACAAGATATACATCTTGTTATAACAGGAGGAGAACCATTTTTAGGGTTTCAAAAACATTATGTTGAATTATTTGAACATCCTAGAATGCAAGATTTAAAAAATGTTACATTTGAAACAAACACTACACAACCTATCGGAAAGGGTTTATCGGACTGGACTACGACACAAAATAAAATACATATTACGTTTTCGTGCTCTCCGAAACTTACCGTTTCCGGAGAACGTTGGGAAGATGCTATTAAACCCGATGTTGCTAAAAGTTACTTTGATGTACCCAATAGTTATTTGTATTTCAAGTTTGTTGTTTGTGATGACTTTGACGTTAACGAAGTTACTAAAGCTGTTGAACTTTATAAAAATGCAGGTGTCGACTGTCCTGTCTATTGTATGGCTGTCGGTGGATGTTATGAAGAATACCAAGAAAACGCAAAAAGTGTTACCCAACTTGCAATGCAAAGAGGATGGAGATATAGTCCACGATTGCACGTCGATATTTTCGGAAACGAATGGGGAACTTAAAAAGGAAGGAGGAAAATAACATATGGATATAATAAAAAAAATGAAAGGTATATTTAAAACAAAAGATAAAACAAAAGATGTTGCATCAGGATATACTGAGAAAGATCCTAAAAGAATAGCATTAATGGAAGAAAAAGCAAAAGCAACTAAACTAGGAAAACCTTGGGTAGCAGTATTAGATACTCAAATTAATAAAGATAATATTAAAAATGGCTTTTTTGAATTAGATTGGAATAATGAATTTATTGAACAATTAATAGATGCTGGCTATAAAGGCGAAAAAAACGAACATATAGTTGATGCTTGGTTTAAAGATATTGCAAAAAATATTTTAAAAGAACAAGGACAAAATACAGATACCGGAATGGGATACATTAATATCAACAGAATGGATGATGATAAATCAGAGGTTAGTTAATGTTAGAAGTTCACAAAAGTATGCACCCTTTAACAGAGTTTGCTCCAACTTGGAAGATTCCTTTATGGTTTGATACATACTCAAATGTAGAAAAATTAGATATTATGCGTAAATGGATTTTAGATAATGAAAAGCAAATTATAGAAAAACACAAAGACAGCTCCGAAGACGATGGTGGAACAGGTTTAGGACAAAATAGTTTAACTGCTCAATATAAAGATTTTAATTTATTTAAACTTACAAAAGACATTCCCGAATTTCAAAATTTATTTAATTGGTTACAAGAAAGTTATATTCATTTTATGCTTGAACATAAAACACAACCAAGAAAATGTATAATGTTTTGTTGGGCAAATGTAATAAGAAAAGGACAAAATATTCGTATACACAATCACGGAGCAAAACATTTTTCTTATTTAAGTGGTAACTTGCATTTTGAAAAATATGATACAAATACAATGTATCATAATCCAATAGATCCTTATATGATTTATAAAATTGCAAATACTCCTGGGGACTTAACATTATTTCCAAGTTACATATATCACCAAGTAGACGAACATAAAGAAGATAAAACAAGAATTAGTATGGCTTTTGATTTATTTGATACAACTTTTTATGAAGGAGACCGTACTAACAGTATAGAGTTTAACGCATGAATTACATTTTAGTAGATACTGCAAATACATTTTTTAGAGCTAGACACGTTATTAAAGGAGCTCTAAATGAAAAAATAGGAATGGCTTTACATATTACTCTTAATAGTATTAGAAAAGTATGGCAAGAATTTAAAGGAGACCATGTTGTATTTTGTTTAGAAGGAAAATCTTGGAGAAGAGATGTTTATCCTAGATATAAAATGAATAGAAAAACTGCTCGAGAGGCGTTAACTGTTTTAGAAAAAGAAGAGGAAGAAGTTTTTTGGGAAACATTTACTCACTTTACAAATTTTATAGATACAAAAACAAATTGTACAATGATACAACATGAACAGCTAGAAGCAGATGACTTAATTGCAGGTTGGGTAAAAGCACACCCAAATGATAATCATATTATAATATCTACCGACGGAGACTTTGCACAATTAATAAAACCTAATGTAAAACAATACAATGGAATACAAGAAGTTACTATTACACACGAAGGATACTTTGACAATAAAAAGAAACCTGTAATAGATAAAAAAACAGGATTCCCTAAAAAAGCACCTAACCCAAAATTAATGCTATTTGAAAAATGTGTAAGAGGAGATCCTACTGATAACGTATTTTCAGCATACCCGGGTGTTAGAGCTAAAGGAACTAAAAAGAAAGTAGGGTTAATTGATGCATTTGAAGACAGAGTAACTAAAGGATACAATTGGAATAATTTAATGCTACAAAGATGGATAGATCAGAACGGTGAAGAACATAGAGTTGTTGATGATTACAATAGAAACGTAATACTATGTGATTTAGATGCACAACCGCCTAAAATTAAAGCTGTAATAAAAGAAACAGTAGAAACAGTTAAAACAAAAGCGATAGAACAAGTAGGGTTAAAACTTATTAAATTCTGTGCTAAATGGGATATGCAACGTATTGCAGAGTACCCACAGAGCTACGCAGAGCCCTTAAACGCAAAATATAAACAGAAAGAGATAGCATGACAATGGAAAAATTCTTTGCAAAACCTATACTAGAAAGTAGATTCTGGATAGTTGAAAAACACGGACACAAGGTAGGTACATTATGTAGACAAGAAGATAGGAAATATCTATATACTTGTGATGAAGGAACTAAAATATTTGATAATGAAACACAATTAAGGAACAATTTTGATGGGGAATGGATGTGGGGCAACAGTACTATTTCAAGCCCACACATTGAGCCCACAGAGCACCTAGTGTACAGTTTTCCTTGCAAGTTTAAACCTTGTAACATGGTATATGATGTTAAAAAGAAATTACCATTGTTTACAAAAAGTAAAAAATCCAAATCTTTATATAGTGCTGGATATTACATTATTAAATTTGAAAAAGGGTGGGTACGAAGTTTTTGCCCTAAACTAATTACTTTAGAAAGATATCCTAGTAAAGGACCTTTTAAAACAACACTTGAAATGAAACAGGAGTTAGCAAATGCCAACAGATGAACCTATTAATACAGCACCTATCCAACAATTTATACAAAGAGTAAAAGCCGCAGACACTGGACAACAAAAAGAAGTAAAAATTGACATTGCAACTGCCAAAAGTTTAACATATTCTCTAGCAACAGTACTGGCTAGACTTGCCGGAGATTACGAATCTCTCATAACTAAACAATCAAAAACCGACGAAACTATCAGTGTAAAAGCTGACGGTGGAAGACTTTAGTTTAAACGTCTATAAAGGCGTTTCCTCATCATTAACTTAATACTTTTGTTACACTAATTCGAATAATACAAGATAAATATAGTATAAGATGTAACTAACGAGGGTACATTAGAAAATTATGAGTAGACCAAAGCCTACAATTATCTTGGAACACGTAGACAAGAAAAGCTATAAAACAGAGCAGATTCTTGAAGCGGAAGCCATCTGGGCTGTGTTTCATAAGAACAAACCTTTTAACCTCAAATCAGCAAATATGCTTAACAACTATCCAGGACCAAAATACAAAAAAGTTAGTTTTTCTAATCCTGGTCACGCCTTTAACTTGGCTAAAAAATTGAATACTCTTTTCAACGTTGAAGAATTCACAGTAGTTAAACTTACTGCTGGGGAAACTGTCAACGAAAAATGAACTGGAAAGAAACCTTCACAAAAATTTTCCTAAAGAACGCAAATATTAGTATTAATCCAAATACTTTAAAAGAGTATTTGCCTATGTGGTGGATTAATACCAGATCAAAAGATGTAGGTGGTTTAAGATTAACTGATAAAGGTTTAGATTTTATTACAAAAAGACTTGAATTAAAAACATATGAAGTTCCATTCCCAGTAGACTTTAATGTTACTACTCAAACCATAATTTTTTTAGATAGATTTATTACTTGTCCATATTTTTTAGCTGACGATGGAATAATCGTTACTAATGAAAAGAAAGCTATGGAATTAATGTTATTTTCTGGAGACATTAGAAAATATGGTATTAGTAAAGCAATGACTAGGCAAGAAGAAGAAATCAATAACGAAGAATAAACCAAAAATTCTCAATAAATTAACATATACAAATGAGAATACGCAGAATAGCAATTACAGGACATTTATCAGGAATAGGAAAGTGCCTGTATGACAAATTTTCTCCTTATTACGAAGTTATAGGTTTAGACAAAGACGAAGGAAACGGTATTGACGATACTCAAAGAGTTGTAGACAAGTGTCTTAGTTTTGATGTTTTAATTAACAATGCTTATCTCTTTAATAAACAACACGCACTCTTATATCAATTTTGCAAATATAGTAAAGACCATCCTAAACTAGCAATTTCTATTGGTAGTATTGTAACCGAATTAGCAATGTTTGATTATAAACTAGCAAACGAAAATTACTACATTGAAAAAATGAGATTAAAGAAAATAACACAAGAAGTAAACGGTAGTGGTGGAAAATGTAAAGCTAGTTTAATTTCTCCAGGTTTTGTTGACACAAATATAGATATGTTATTTGAACAACCTACTGTTGTAGAAAAAACTGCAATGATGTGGCAAATTTGTAAAGAACAAAACACTATATTATCTCCCAACGCAGTGTTTGATGCAGTGAAATTCATTATAGATTCCTACGAAAAGGGCAATTTAATTACTCACGTTGTAATTAACAATTGATTTATGCGGGTCATTTAAGCTTCTTTTCATTTGACTTAATTACCAAAAGGTGCTATTATTAATAATAAACCAATTGTAACTTAAGGAGTACATAATGGCACGTAAAAAAGACAGCACTACAGATACTAGTTTAGCTACTAGACAATTATCACCAAATAAAGCAAAGGCAAGTATATTACACGCCTTAAAAATCAAAAGACCAATCTTTTTATGGGGCGGTCCGGGTATTGGTAAATCAGACGTTGTTCGTCAGATTGCAAAAACTATCAATGCTCATGTTATTGATATAAGATTAAGTTTATGGGAACCTACAGATATTAAAGGTATACCATACTTTAATAGTAATTCAAAATCTATGGAATGGGCATCTCCATCAGAATTACCAGATCACAAGATGTCTAAAAAATATAAAAACATTATTCTATTTTTGGACGAAATGAATTCCGCGGCACCAAGTGTTCAAGCGGCGGCTTACCAATTAATATTGAATAGAAAAGTAGGTACTTACGAGTTACCAGAAAACGTTGTTATAGTGGCGGCGGGTAACAGAGAAGCAGATAAAGGTATTACTTATAGAATGCCGGCACCATTAGCAAATAGATTCATTCATTTAGAAATGAAACCTGTTTTTGATGACTGGTTTGAATGGGCAGTTGAAAATAAGATTAATCAAGACGTTATTGGTTATTTGACTTTTAGCAAAAAAGACTTGTATGATTTTGAACCTAAATCTTCAAGTAGATCTTTTGCTACTCCGAGATCTTGGTCATTTGTAAGTGAACTCTTATCAGATGATTTAGATGAAAACACTGTGACTGATTTAGTCAGCGGTGCTGTCGGCGAAGGACTTGCAGTTAAGTTCATGGCCCACAGAAAAGTGGCATCACAACTTCCTAATCCTTCTGATATTTTAGATGGTAAAGTAGAGAAGTTAAAAAGTAAAGAAATCAGTGCAATGTACTCCCTAACGGTTTCTTTATGTTATGAACTCAAAGAGGCTTGCGATAAAAAAGATAAGAAGTTTAACGACAAAGTTGGAAAATTTCTTAGATTTATGATGGACAATTTTGATACTGAATTAGTTGTAATGGGTATTAAGTTAGCTCTTACGCAATATCAGTTACCGTTTGATCCAGACGCTATCAAAGTTTTTGATGAGTTTCATGAAAAATACGGCAAGTACATAACAGCCGCACAAAGCGCCGACTAGTGTTTTCGTTATAGGGTGCTTTCGGGTGCCCTATAACATAAAAGGAATTATGCAGTTAGAAACTAAAACAAATACTAAAATTAAAAAAGTTAAACTACCACCAGTTTTAAAACTTACAGATGATGAGTATAAACAAATGAAATCTGAAGTTTTAGATAAAATTATTGTAGCAAGAGTTGGTTTACTATTAAGACATCCTTTCTTTGGTAATATGGCTACTAGATTAAAAATCCAAGAGTGTGATGATTGGTGTCCTACGGCGGCTACTGATGGCAGACATTTATATTATAACACAGAATTTTTTCACAAATTAAGCACTAAAGAAATCGAATTTGTAATAGGACACGAAATATTACATTGTGTTTTTAATCATTTAGAAAGAAATGAAAACAGAAATAGAATGCTCTATAATATTGCGGCAGACTATCTAGTTAATAATACTTTAGTAAGAGATGGCATAGGAGAAAAACCTAAAGACATTCAAATATTCCAAGACCACAAATACGACGGTTGGTCTTCAGAACAAGTATATGATGAGTTATTTAAAAATGCTAAAAAAATTGATATAAGCAAATTAGGAAAATTATTAGATGACCACATTGATTGGGAAAAAGGTCCTCAAAATGGTGCAGGTAAAAAAGATAAAGAAAATGGTAAAAGCAAACAACCTATTATAAGCAAAGAAGAACAAGAAAAAATTAAAAACGAAATTAAAGAAGGCATAATGCAATCTGCACAGGCGGCTGGTCCAGATAATTTACCTGAAGAAGTTAAAAGAATGATTAAACAGTTTACTAATCCTAAAATGGATTGGAAACAAGTATTACAACAACAAATACAAAGTGTTATAAGAAACGACTATACTTTTTCTAGACCTTCTAGAAAGGCTTGGCATTCAGGTATAATTTTACCTGCAACAGACTATCAAAAAACAATAGATATTTGTGTAGCAATAGACACATCAGGTTCTATAGAAGAAAGACAATTAAAAGATTTCTTAGGAGAAATTCAAAACATTATGGATCAATATCAAGATTATAATATTAAAATTTGGTCTTTTGATACTAAAGTTTATAATGAACAAGATTTTACTGCTAATGATAATAGTTTAGAAGACTATGATGCTAAAGGCGGCGGTGGAACAGACTTTATGGCAAATTGGAGACATATGAAAGACAATGACATCTATCCTAAAAAATTAATAGTATTCACAGATGGTTATCCTTGGGATGACTGGGGAGATCCTGATTATTGCGATACAATATGGATTCTTCATGAACATCATGATAAAAATAAAGAAGCACCTTTTGGTATTACTTCTCATTATGACGCATAATGTTTCCAAAAACTAATATACCTAATCCATTAAACTTTTTAGACGCTAGAAAATTTACCAAAAAACCAAAAGGTATGGAGTTTCAAGAGCTATCAGATAAAAATCACGAGTACCAAACTATTGTTGAAAGTTGGATTGTGGATAATCTAAAAAGCAGATATTACATTGGAAAACACGTCAAAGTCAATAAGTCAGATCAAATTATTCATTCTATTTTGGTAGGGTTTGAAGAACCAAAAGAGATGAGTATATTCAATTTGAGTTGCCCTCACATCTCTCGACATTAAATATCTTCGTATACAATTAAAACAATACGGAGAAACATATTAATATGACTGAACAAGCAAAAACAGATGCGGCAAAACAAGCACCCGCACCGGCAGGAGTAGGTACAGTAGGACCAGGAGGTCCACAAGGTATCCAAGCACCACCGGCTGATTTGACTGTCCAAGATTTAGGGATAATCAAATCTATAATAGATGCGGCTTGCCAAAGAGGAGCATTCAAGGCAAATGAAATGCAGGCTGTTGGCGCCACATATAATAAATTAGAATCTTTTTTAGGCGTTGTCCAAGCACAACAAAAAGACATGGAAAAGAAAGATTCTGCAAAAGCACCAGCTACTGCAACTGCAAAAGCTGATGCAATAGGAGGAAAAAAATAATGGCTGATACAAAACACGTTGGCAGACTTAAAGGGTCTAAAGCAAAAGTTGTTGTTGTTTACAGAACATTACCAGGAGATTCCAAATCTGCACTAGTAATTGAAACAGCAAAATTAAATGCTCAGGATCATGACTCTTTAATGAAAGCTGTTGAATCTAATGAAGGACAAACTGCGTTTGAACTTTATGAAGTTTTAAACAGAACTAGAAGTTCTAGTGGAGATGTAATGTTACCTAAATTTCATAAATTCGCAAATTTGCAAAGTGTGCCTACAAGCGAAGTAGAAATGACACCAAACCCTACAACATCTGTAGCATTGGATGAGTTAAACAAAATTATTGCTAATCAAAAAGGTGTATCTATAAACGAATTATCTGTTAAAGAAGGTGTTACAAGTAATGTAGCAACTCCAACGGCAAATGTAATGACAGATGATCAAATTGCTTCAAAAATGAGAAGTGATGCTGATAGATTATATAAAGAAGCGGCTAGATTAAGAAAAGAAGCTGAAACTTTATCGCCTAAGAAAAGCAAGACCGAAACAGCAGAATAAGTTTATGTCTGTTATGGTCAAGTTTAACAAAAAGAAACTCCCTAAAGAAGTTGTGGCCCATTGGCCCGAAGTTTTTTCTGATTTAGACGTACAAACTATCCCTGTCCAATACCTAATAGGTATAAAGGTACAGTTTAAAGATGGTAAAAATTGGGATATTAGGCTTAAACCTAGTAGAAAAAACTTCACCCATGCGGACCTAGAAAACACCTTACAGGACATATTTAAGACCTATGCAGGGGCCATTAAAAATGTTGATTTTAGTCTAGATACGCAAAAGATTAAAAAAGACGTCCAAAAACGCACCCATAAGTTCATAAAGAAGAACAAATAGCAAAGTCCTGTAATACCGTACCTATGATAAATATCATAAATACTGTTACAACATAGGTATATTAAGGAGTAGCATTTAAAATGGCTTTTCAAGTTCGAAGAGGAACAGACACACAAAGAGGTACAATTACACCCGCTGAAGGTGAAATAATCTATACTACAGATACTAAAAAGTTATATGTAGGAGATGCTTCAACAGTAGGTGGTAATGCAGTAGATACTACTGTCGCATCGCAATATAATAACGTTGCGGCGGACTTCATTCCAGATCAAACTAACACTAGAGATTTAGGTACAGCCGCTAAATTATGGAAAGAAATTTTCGGCGTAAAATTTAATGACGGTACAGCTTCAATAACAGGTGGAGTTGGGGTTGGTTTTTCTTCTTTATCATCTACAGCATTAGTTGGAGGTTTAACTGGAAACGTAAGTGGTGATTTAACTGGTAATAGTGCTGGTACACATACTGGTGCAGTTATAGGTAATGTTACTGGTTCTGTAACAGGTGACATAAGTGGCTCTGTATTTGCTACTGATAGTACTTTAAGAATAGATGGTAATGCAAATGTTATTACTAACGGTGACATTGTATTCAATGAAAATGCACTTGAATTAATTAATAATCAAACAATTTTAAAAGTAAGCAGAACTGATTCTGCAACAGGTATTGGTATAGAACAGTACAGTCCTGTTACAACTTTACCAGCTTGGAAAGTTTACACAGCTGGAGTTAATGGTACAACTTCTAATTCAATTGAATACCATTCTGCAAGAAACTCTTTACTATCTCCTCAAGTAGTACAAAAAGGAGATATATTATTCACTAATCTTGCACACGGACACGATGGTACTGCTTATAGACGATCTTCTTACATAGCATTTTCAGTAGAAACTGCCGCAAGTGCTGTAGTAGGTGCTGGACAAGTTCCAGGTAAGATTGTAATGGTTACTACACCAGACAATGGTTCAACAGAAAAAATATTAGCATTTGATTACTTAGGCAGACTAGGAATTAATAAAGAAAATCCTACTGGTCCTGCTGGTACTTTAGATGTAGATGGTCCTGTTCAACTTAAAGTATATGCTGATGATTCCGCAAGAGATACTGCAATAGCTACACCGGCGGCAGGTATGTTAGTATTCAATACTACTGGTACTAAATTCCAAGGGTATAACGGATCAGCTTGGGTCGATCTAAATTAAATAATTTAAAATGAAAATCCGAATAACGGGCCACTCAAAAGGGCTTGGCAAGAAATTATACGTCTATTATAAATCAAAAAATTACAATGTTAAAGGATTTGATTCAGGTTATTCTTACGAAAAAATTTTAGAAGAATCTGAAGGTTGTGATTTGTTTATAAACAATGCTAATCCTAATCCTCATTTACAACTAAATCTTTTAAAAGACTTACATACTAAAGTTAAAAAAATGGTAGTATGTGGTTCAGTTGCTACTGATGGCGATGGAGATGTTCAAGAACCTGAATATACTTTTCAAAAAAGATTATTAGAAAAAGAGTTTTTAACACTAGCATCAAAGAAGATGCCTGATAATGCAGATTTGTTATTATTAAAAATTAGTAGTAGTTCTTATAAAGATAGTGAAACAATTTTAAAAACAATTGATTTTTGGTTAAAAAGTCCTACGGTAATATCTATAACTTACAATGTTACTGATTAACTAGATTAGATTGTTTAATTTTATAATCGTCCCAACTTTTATACGTCCATTCAGCTACTTTATAATCCACAGTTTCTGGTTTAAACATATAACGTTCAGGTACAGTATCAAATAACGGTTTTCCATTATTAACGTTAGCATCACGCAACATTATTTGATGTAAAAAGTTAGTTACAGGTTTTAATGGAACAAAATTACACCAAGGACCACACATTAATTGTTCCATATCAATAGTTTTAGGATCACTCCATTGAATAATTCTATGGGTAATACCATTAATGTTAACCATATAATGATATAAATTATCATCTGCAGGTTTCTTTTCCCAAGTCCAACCTTTTTTATCACAAATACTTTTAATAAGTTTTACGTGATCACTTAAAAAGAACTTCGGTTCATCAGGACTTCTACCTATATCAGAACCAGCTCTAATTCTATATTGCCAACTTTTATATCCTAAAGATTGTATTTCTTCCAACACATCTTCCATTTGATCCAAACTTCCTAATGTATATCCCGTATAATAAACAAATACACCTTCTGCAATACAATTATTAATACCTTCTAATTGTTTTCTATGTACTACTTTACCTTGATAATTAGGATGATTTAATCCTATCATAACCATTCTAGCACCTGCTTTTGCAATTCGTTTAACCCACGCTCTATCAGAAAGTTTAACACCGTTAGTTAAAATACAAACATCCTGATGACCTCTATCTAAATCTTTTATGAGTTTACAAGTAGCTTCAATTAATTCAGGTAAATCTTTACGTACTGTTGGTTCTGCACCTGCAAGAATTATTGCACCTGCTTCAGGATGTACATTTTCTTCTATTTGCTTTAAAATTGAATTAATAGACCTGTCTAATACTTTATTATCTGGTTCATGATAACAATGAGGACAATTTAAATTACAACGATCGGTTACTTCTATCATAATACCTTGCGGTATACTATAACCTTTTCTATCGTATTCTAAACTTTTGTAAAATTCAACATCATGTTCTACCATATACTCCATACGACCATGCTCAGGGCACGTTTTAATAAGGTAAACTGCATTATTTTTAGTAATACGTTCAGCTGGTATATGTTTATAGCAAATATGACATAAACTTAATGTCTTTGTATCGTTCATACAATTATTTATAGATGCTTATTGCTTCATTAATAAAGTCATCAGGATAGTTATGTCGGAAACTTTCAAAGCATAGTAATTGGGCTTGATCAAAGGATAATGGAGTATTAACGTCTATATCCATAACTTTCATTTGTTCATATACTATTACTTTTCTATCATTTGATATATGACTTAAATGATCCTTAACAGTAATTTTAGATTCATGGCCCATATAACTAAAAAAATAATTAATAGATTTAAGTTTATTTTCTACTATAAAATAACTACTAGGATGAAGACTAAATTTGTACATACCCATATCTTTATGTGCTTGAATTATTTCTAACATTTGTTCTTTCCAATTAGGTAATACATCTTCATATGTTCCATTATGACTTTGTTCCCAAAAGTCTACACCTTCTATACCTAAATAAATTTTTTTCTGCTTATAATTTATATCATTAATTGTTGGTATATGTTGAGGATACTTACTATGCATTTTTAACAACATATT